AAATGGAAATTAATCTATTATGGGCTGGAATGCAACAAGCAAAAAGCATTACCGAGCCAATGACCTCGCAAGGGAATAAAAAGCTAAATGAAAAGCGAATACATCCTTGCCACAAACCAATAATGTTATATGATATAATTTATCAAACATTTGGATTTGATGGAATGAAAATAATTGATACTCATTTGGGCGGTGGAAGCAATAGAATTTCTGCTGATAAATTTGGATTTGAATTTGTAGCTTCTGAAATAGACAATGAATATTTTGAGAAACAAGAAAAGAGATTTTCTGATTACAAAAAAACGCCATTTTTACCGTTCACGTAGTATTGCAGTTAACTAGCGGATAGCACAGACTTTTATTTAACTTACAATAAACCAACAACTTAACAACTAAAAAAGTGTTAAAGAAATATTAAAAACTAAACAAAATGAATAGAACTCATAAATTAAAAACAGTACAGCCATTTTTTGAAAGAGTTTGGGAATGTACAAAAACATTTGAAGTTAGAAAAAACGACAGAGATTTTCAAGGTGGGGACTGGATTACTTTGCAAGAGTATGACCCTATTGAAAATAAATTTCCAGGTAGAGAGGTAAACGGACAAATACTTTATGTTCTTNANAACTTTGAAGGATTAGCGAATGGTTATGTCGCCTTTTCTGTAGATATAAAAGAGTGGATTAACCCTAAAAACTAAAACCAAAAACCCCACCAATTAGGCGGGGTTTTATTTTTTACCACATCGATATTAAACATATCGAAGGGATGACAATTAAGACAATTAGAAGTAGAAAAAAAGCTACCTTAGCTTTTCGGTCGGTTAGGTTTTCAATTAGTTTCATTTTTATCAAATTTATAGTTATATTTCTCTTTTATTTCCTGACTTCGATTTTTAAAACTTGATTTTTTAATCAATTTACCGAAGTCAATGCGGTGCGGGTCGAAGTTTCTTAAATCAATACCTAATGCCACGCACCAATTGTAGTACTTTACTTTTGCTCTTATGCTCATATCTTTAAAAATTGTTTAAGTTTATCTAAATGTTTATCTTTAAATTTCTTATCGCTTTTATCGCTTCGGCACTTACGAAAGTAGCCGTATGATATGCCCATCACCTCAGCAGCTTTTTTGCCACTCATTCCGTATTTTTCTAAGATTACACTAATTTCCATAACTCCCAATTAACCGCTTTTAAATTTTCGTTTGCAGGTTCCATATCGTTCCAAATATCTCTAACTTCCAAATCACTAAACACAACTGTAAGTTCGTCGCTATCGTGCGGAACGTCTCTATCGCCTGATTGCAAACCCTCTTTAGTTTCAATCGTTGCTTTATAGTCAACCTGATATATTAATCCGTCAATCTCGTACTCTTCAAAACTAGCTGAGGTTATTCCTAATTCTAAAATCCGCTCCTCGATTAATCGCTTTAATTCTAATGCTGTTTTTTTCATAATAAAAGTGCGTTACAGTCGCACCCCTGATTAATTGTTATATTTTATCTTGTAATTTAACCGCCAAACAATTTGACATGTAAACTATCATTTCTTCGTCATTAGAAAAGGTCATTTCTTCTTCTAAACATTCAGTAGAGAAATCGCCATCTTCATCAATCCCCCAAGTTGTAGAAAAAGTTTTTGAAGCATAATCAAATTCAAAACCGTTGTCTAATTGTAATTCGTAATTTTTAGAATTAGCAGTCATTGCTTCGTGATTTGCTAAACGAACACCTAAACAAGAATATACATCTTTTAAATTAGAGTTGCTATAACAAGCAATAAGCAAGTAAGAAGCTTCGCTTTTGTCTGATTGGCAAACATTAAAATCAAAATTTAATTGACTTGCTGCTTTTTCTAATATTTGAGTATATGCGTTCATAATTCCTATTGTTTAAATTTCTTATACAAATATAGTGTACATTTATGTTCCCCGCAAGTCTTTTAGCAATTTTAACATAATTTTAACTTTTTTATTTTTATCTTTGTGTTTATGAAAGTAACGATATATCTTAGTAATTATAATTTAATATGATGAGTGTAGATACAGATTTTGAAAAAAGCGTTGAACTGTGGGTTAAAGGTCAAAAAAATAGAATCCAACAATTAGAGGTTACTATTAAATATCTTAAAGATGAAATTTTATTAAAACAGAATCTTTTAGAGTTAGAAATTGAAAGTTTAAAGCATGAAAAAGATTTTTTAGAAAATTATTTAAAATCATTGGAATTATGATAACATTAAAAACAAAAAAGAAAATAATTGACTCTACTGTAAATAGAGAGCGTTTAGTAAATGAAATTTTCAAAGTTACTTTAGAACGTAAGGAGCAAATGGAAGCAACTTTAGGAAAAGACTTCCCTAAATATTTTGAAGTTACTAAAATTGAAAAAGGCACAGCTATTAAAAGCGAAAAGCCCAAAACAGTAAAACGTAAAAAAGGAGAGTAATGGCAGCACCGAAAGGAAATACTAATGCAGAGGTTTGGACTTTTGAAAAGGCTGAACAATTTATGCATAAAGCAGAAGACCTTTCAAGAGGAGAAAACTATGACTTCATAGGGGAGGTTGCTTATGACTTAAGAACGGACAAGGGAACGTTTGATTATATTATAAATAAATATCCTGAGTTAAAATATTTAAAAGCAAAGATTTTAAGCAACTGTGAGGTTAATTGTTTTCGTAACACCAAAAAAGGAAATATTAATGTTGCTGCTGGCATTATAAACCTTAAAAGCAATCATGGTTGGAAAGACAGAAGCGACATTACAACAGACGACAAACCAATCAACCCACCAATACAATGGATAAAAAATGAATCTGATAGCTAATTATCAACCGTTATTTTACAATCCACCAGAAACAAGATATTATCTAATAACAGGAGGCAGAGGGAGTGCAAAATCTTTTCATGCCTCTTTGTTTCTTTTAAACCTTACTTATGAACCAAACGAAATAATACTATTTACACGTTGGACCATGGTATCTGCTCAAATATCAATCATACCAGAGTTTATTGAAAAAATTGAGTTAATGAACCTAGAAAATGATTTTGATGTAAAACAAAATGAAATAGTAAACAAAAAAACAGGCTCAAAAATATTATTTAAAGGGATTAAAACCTCACAAGGAACAGCAACTGCAAACCTTAAATCTATATCGGGAGTTACGTGCTTTGTGTTAGACGAAGCGGAGGAGTTAGTCGATGAGGATATATTTGACAAAATAGACCTTTCAATCAGGGCAAAAAATAAATACAATAGAGTAATAATGATAATGAATCCAAGCAATAAGCAACATTGGATTTATAAGAATTGGATTGAAAAGGAACGGCCAAACACAACATTTATTCATACCACCTATTTAGACAATATTCAAAACCTTTCAGACTCTTTCCTACAACAAGCGGAAACGGTAAAGAATCATAATTTAGATAGGTTTAACCATTTGTTTATGGGTGATTGGATTGAGGATAGCGAAGGCATACTTTGGAACACCGCAATAATAAACAGAGCAAAGATAAAAGTAAAACCCGACAACCTTAGGTGCGTTGTGGCTATCGACCCGGCAACAACCGCAACAAAGAATAGTGATGAAACAGGAATAATTGTTGTTGGTTATGCTGATGATAAGTACTATATTTTAGACGATTTATCAGGGCGTTACTCTCCAACGGAATGGGCAAAGGTAGCACATCAAGCTTTTGTTGCTTATGGTTGCGATTACTATGTGGCAGAAAAGAATCAAGGAGGCGATATGGTAAAGGCTGTTTTAGCTAATCAAGATGCAAACAATCTTATTAAATTAGTAACCGCAACAAAAGGGAAGTTCACACGTGCAGAGCCTATTTATCAATTATACGAGAATAATAAAGTATTTCACGTTGGTGATTTTCCTATATTGGAGCGTCAAATGGTGACTTTTAACCCTGATAAAAATACAACTTCACCCGATAGGGTAGATGCATTGGTTTGGGGCGTTACAGAACTTTCCGCAAAAAGTAATGTAGATTTATTTTTGTATTAAAATATTTGTTTATATTTGTAAAAATTTGTATAGATGATTTTAGACTGGTTCAAGAAAACAGTAGTAAATAAAGTCAATGCTTTGTATTTTCAAAACATTGGAGGCGGTGAGGTGACGATTGACTATAAATCTACGTGGGCTATTGAAACAGCATTTATGCAAAATCCTGATGTTTATGCTATTTTAACGCAAATGGCCAACAAGACATCAACCGTTCCTTACTACTGCAAAAAGATAAAATCTGACGAAAGCTATAAATCATACCAACAAAAAAGAAAGCAATTTCACCCAACAACACAAGGTGTATTGACTGAATTAAAAGCACAATCAAAAACATTTGATAAGGAGCAATATAAGCCAATACCGCTTGAAAGACCGAACCCTCTTATGGGGTGGTCAGAGTTTTTCCAATTATACAAAATCTATTTAAAGGCTTGTGGTAATGTGTTTCTTTACATTTTAAAGAATGAGCAAGGAAAACCGATTGCAATCTATGTACTGCCTTCTCATTTGATTCAGATACTAATTAAACCAAATGCTTTTAATTTCACATTGGAAAGCCCTGTATTAGGTTATCAACTAATTTATCAAACGCAATCAATCCCTTTTTTAGAGGAGGAAGTAATCCATATTAAAACACCTAATCCCGATTGGACTTTTGAAGCTAGTCAAATGTATGGTCAATCACCATTAAAGGCAGCATATTTAAACATAGAAAATCAAATTTCAGCTAATAAACATTTGAATAAGATGTTGAAAAGTTCGGGGGCTTTTGGGTTTATATTTGCTAAAGGTGAATCTTTGACAGAGTCACAAGCCCAACAATT